ATATTTTGCGGCGCATGGTTGGTAATTTGACCACGCGAAACCTGCAGTTGAAACGGCTCATACTTGCCATTTTTGGTAATTGAATCCCAAACAACGCCAGTTTGATAAATAGTAGCCATTTAGCAACCCCATTTCCTGAGTGATTTGTTTATCCTGCTGTCAGGATCTGCAGCAGTTGCCGCACCAGTCATTTTGCGTTTCATGCCAGTCATGCGTTCGCAAAAAGATTTATGCCGAGGATTGTCGGAATCTTTCGTCGGCGCTTTCAAATGATGGCCTTCCGCGCGAGCGGCGGCGCGACCTTTGGCATTCAGCCCACCTTCAGGATTTTGATACTTTTTGAGTGTCATTTCCGTCTCCCAAAAGTGGAAAAGAGCGGGGCAGGTTTCCCTGCCCCTACCCGATTAGTTCATTTCGAGACCATGACGGCCTTTTGGGGCTGTGCCATGATGAGCCGAAGAAAGCGGATGCATGTTCGATCCTGCACGACCGCCCGACTTGCGTGGGGCGCGGTCAGCGCGGTGATGGCCTTTGTGACCATGCATATCAACATGGTGCTTGGCCTTGCCGCCGTGCTTGCGCTTTTCAGCTTCTTTTACGACGTGCGAACCTGCACCTTCGTAAACCTCGTGTGGAGCCTCGTCATGGTCTTTTACACCATGCTTTGGAGATTCCGCTTTTCCACCCTTGGCGTGTTCTGCACGAGGGTGGTGATGATGAACACCGTGGTGTTTTACACCCTTGTGCTCATGATGACCGTGATGGTGTGCCTTGTGACCCTTCATGGTTCACACTCCTTAGAAGTTGTAGTACTGGGTGAGGCCAAACAAGCCAGTCGCAGACTGAACATTGTAGGCTTGCGGAATCTGGCGGAACGAGTATTTGTTCGTGCCAGTGGACGGCGTAAGATTGACTCCCGAAGCATTCGCGAGATCAATCGTGCCACGGACATCGCCCGTTGTGGCGGACGGTGTAGTACGATCAGCAGGTAAGAACCCGTTTGCAGCAAAACCCGTATTAACGCCCAAAGTAGTTTGAGAGTTACCGGAGTTTACCACAACTTCAGCCGCCGTGTCCGAACGAACAGGGAGACCAACGATCGCGGTTGTACCAACGGAATAAGCATGGGTAGCATCGGCTGCGTTGAGAACAACGCTCTTAATGTACTTAAATGCTTTCTTACCGTTAACAGCGTTACCTGCCGAAATCGTAATGTTTTCCGACATTGGATATCCGTAGACATCGTAGCCGTTAACAGTTGCGGTCGTAGCAGTGGCGCTTGCTGCCGCAGTAACGCTTACTACGCGGCTAACCATGGCCATTGGATTCCACAACCAGATTGAAGGAGTCTGGATGTTCGTCGGAATAGCGCAAGTTTGCACGTTTGGATAAGCCAAAGTGACCGTTCCAGACGAGAAAGTTACGTTCTGACTGAGCTGATAAGTACCAGTTTGTCCGTTACCAACCGTTGATGAAGTCCCCGTCGTCGTAATCTGAGAATTGATATAGACGCCAGAAGATGCACCAAGAGTTCCACCCGTTACCGACGTAGATGACGAGAGAAGAACCATTCCGGGTCCGATTGGCATGCCACTGTTTGCCGTAACTGTCAGAACGCCGTTCGTTGCCGAAGCGGTGACTGAAGCATAAGCATCAAGAGCAAGAACCGTATCCGTTGCGCCTGTATCCGAACGCGTAAACGTGGACGAATAATAGACACCAGTGGTCGCGGAGTTAGTCGAAACGAGCGTAAGAGTTGCGCTCGTTGCGTTTGCAGAAGCCACGATGGCTGCCGCTGCGTTGGTATATGGAACGCCAGTGAACGAAACAATGTCACTGAAGCCGTACCACCCAAAATCCTGCGCTGCCTGTGACTCACCGGGAAGGTAAGTAAAAGGAGCGCGTGGATCAAGGATGCCGCCCCCCGCATAAAATAGCGAGGAGCCTAGATCAGGGTTGTAGTCCGAAGGTTGTGTTGGGTTTTGCCCAAAAACAATCAGTGGACCGGAGAATGCGGTATCAGCCATAGTGCCTTCTCCTTACGAGGTTGGGAACGAGCCGTAGATCGCGCGCCAGTTATAGTAACCAAACGAGTAACGCTCATAACCCTTAACAAGCAGGTTATCAGTCACAAAATCGACTTGCATATCGGTTTCAAACTTTACGCGTTCCATATATGCGAGACCGTCGATGTTCGTGAGCAAGAACCATGCATAAGAAGAGGTCAAGAAGTCGTTGACCAAGTAGCCTTCTGGCAAGCCACCTGCAGTTGTCATGATCGCGTTGACATCATTATCTGCAGTGCCTGGGCGCAGTTCCGTCTTCAAAAGACGAATAGCAACTGGCTCAAGTGCTGGTGGGATAATGAGCTTGCGACCACGAGCAAACACCTTCAGACCAGCCTGATCGCGGAAGTTCGTACGGATTGCGATCATCGCATTCAGCAACGTGGCTTCGTTAAGATCAACCTGAGTGGTTGGGGTGTTTGCGACCGAACCGCCGTCGATAGGATGCGAGGTCGAGCAGAGTGCTACGCCGTCACCGCCAACAGCATTGTTATAGGTCTGTGCCGTGTTAAGAAGGTTTGCGCCGTAGATTTCCTTGGTCTGCTGGAAAGATTCCACCAAGCCGAGGTTTGAAGGCGTAAACTGGGTCTTGTAGAGGTTGTCGTCGATTGCCTTACGCGTAATCGCATAGCCGAGAGCAATTTCAGTGTGCTCTTGGTTATAGACGAAGCGTTCGCCAGCGCCCGAGTCAAAGGAGGTCTGGCCACCTTCGGTCTTGAGCTGTGCGAGGCCGAGGTAACGCATTTCAGCGGTACGTTCGAGGGCCATCTTCGAGTCGTGTTTCGTGAAGATCTTGTCGTACTGCGACGGGATCTGCTCATATTTGCCTTCAACGCCACGGAGACCGGGAAGGAGAAGGTCTTTGATCTGACTAAGATTAACAGCCATGACTCATTACTCCTTACGAGATACCAGTGTTTGCAGCGTTTGAACGCCAGACTTCGTTGTTGAAGCCGACAATCAAGTTGCAATACTGTGTGGTTTGGTCGCCACCGTTGCCGAACGAGACGGCATAGTCGACGATGATGAATGGCGAGGTGTTGGTCGTTGAGGTAGCATTGACATAAGCCGTCGAACGGCCCGTTGCGTTGTTACCACCCGTCGAGTTGCCCGACGTTGCGCCAGTCGTGGAATAGGCGAACGTGACGAGCTGACCCTGAACGCCAGACGTCTGAGAAGTGGCCGTACCCGTGACAGGGAAGCCCGAACCAGAAGACTGAACGATAAAGCGAGCGTTTGGATCGTCAATGACGTAAGCTTCAACGTCGCCCGTTGCGTCCGAACCAGGCCAATAAGGCGAAGGAATAACGCGCTTCTGCGAAGTTGAATAGTACTTGCAGCCAACAAAGATACCTGCGAGCTGAACCGAGCCACCAGCAGTTGCCTGCGTGATGTAGCCAGTTGCGGTCGATGTTACTGGTTGTACTGGGTCGCCAGTGAAGATTGGGGTCGTATTACCTGCAGCAATACGACGGACGGATTGGGCGAACGTTGGAGCGCCACCTGCACCACCCTGATATTGTAGAAAGCCGCTGGGCGCAAACGTATTGGCCATGACGGGTTCTCCTTTCAGAGAGTTTCCATCATCGCGCAACGGGGCGACTGTGAAACGGGACATTGGGTTACGTCTCCCGCGACGGGGGGAGACACAAGCGGAGACACTATTACATATTTACTTAGAAAAGAAAAGAGGGGGCCGAAGCCCCCCCCGTCCTGACAGACTTATTGTTCTGGCACGTATAAATTGTGGTCTTTGCTGACCTTCATACGGGCGTTTGCGTCGTCTCGGTTCATCAAGCCGCCGCGGCCTTTCGGGTCAAGCTGACCTTCCTTAGTCTTGACCTGATTGCGAGCCGTCTGTGCGTCGCGGGCCTGTCGGTCTTTGGTAATTTCCATAGGACGCTCGCAAAGCAACATACCTTCACGCTCGATCGCCCCGACATGGCCCTTCGGCATCATTTCAGGGTGGCGCTTGGAATCAACCGTCTCCCAACCGCCCATGGAAATGCGGTTATAGTGGCTCGGATCTTCCCAGCCGTTGACCGACTTCATTTTCCACTCATACGACCAGCCGGGCGGTGGGGTTGGGGTAGCAAACTTATCAACGCCCTCATCGAGGTTGGCGTTGTTGTGGTTGCGAAGCTCGGCAAGACGCCTTGCGAGGCGATCGTCGTTTGCTTCTGCTTCTGGGCGCATTTCAGTGCGCGGCGATGGACGTTCTACACCAGTCTTCATAATAATCTCCATTAACCAGCTAATTTACCAGCCCGTACAAGGGCCATTTTGTTTTCTGCATACTCTTTCGGCGTCATGCCCATATCCCGAGCCGCTTCTTGTTCGGCGCGCGTTAGGGTGACGACGTTCGGACGGCTTCCCGTCCCTGTACCAGAGCGGGATACAGGAGCTGCGGGCGGAGCCGCGGCCCGACGACCAGAAGTAGACGTTGAAGCTTCAGACAAAGCTGCCTCCTGTTGTTGAACAGGCGCTTGCCTGATTTTTAAACGGCTTTCTACGTAATCAAAGTACTCGTCGGTGTCTGGACGAATGCCCTCGTCAAGAGCGTCTTCATGCGCCCGAACCATCCGGCGGGTTAACACCTGATCGCGAGCGTATTCGGGGTGCGCCCGAACCCATTCTGCCGATCGAGGCGTTAAATTGGACGCCATAGCCTCAACAGGATCCGCTGGGGCCGCTCTGACCGTCGCTTCATACTGCTGCTTGCCATACATAAGCTTTTCGTGATCCGACTGAGCCTTCTGGATAGACATAAGGATGTCGGCTTGCGCGTCGGCGTCACCTGCAGCAACCGCATCGCGAAGATTTTGCTTTAAAATCTCCTGATTGCGCTTGATTGTATCGATAGCACTATCGATCATCTTCATATTGCTGTCTGCGGCGTCGTTTTTATACACCGAAGCTTGTTCCATAGCCTCCTTGGCGCGCCTTTCGGCCGCTTCACGGGCTTTGCGCTCTTCTTCAAGCTTAAATTTCAGTTCGTTGATGCCATCTTCAACCGTTAATTGAGGTTTTTCCTCAATCTTTGGTTCTTCCGGCGCTTCAACAATCTGAATCTCTTCTTCTTGAGGCTCTAACTCTAATTGGATTTGATCATCTTCCATTATTTACTCCTTACCAGATAATATCGGGTGATTTGACGCGGCCGCGAATGGCTACGTCATCGAGAATGCGGCAGGATTTTCCATTAATGGACACCGACCAACCATCTGAAGGCCGGAAAACCACCCAGTCTCCAACCTTGATCTTCATGTTTTTGAACCATTTTCCGCTTTCATCGACGAAAGCTTCTGGCCCCATCTTCAATACCAGCCCGACTTTGCCCTGATACTTGTCTTCATCGACGTATTTTTCGGTCAGAATAATGCCAGAAGCCGTCTTCTGTGGCCGAATATAAATCGCGCATAGGATTTGATTGTTAAAGATCTCTACTTCTTTGATATCACCGACTTCGTTAAGCAATTCAGTCTTGGGATCTGTGGCGTGTGCCATTTTCATAGGAGGCATTAGCGTTTCTCCGCATTGGTTTGAGCAATTTCCATGAGTTCTAGAACGGTACGCAGGCCAGCGATTGTGCCGATGCTGCGTTGATATTCCGAGAAATCTTGTGCCGCTCCGCTTGCGAGATTGTCGCGTATCCTTTCGTATTCCTGCTCGATTAATTTACGCAGCTCATCTGCATATTTAGACGCTGTTGTTAACATTTTGCCCTCTTTAACCCCTTGAATGATGGTTAGACCGGACGCTCCAAGGGGCTGGAAAAGCGTCCGGTCTTCCTCTCACCTAGTCAGAAAACGGGAGGAAAACCGACTAGGGAAACTTTTACTTCCGCTTTGGAGGCGTCAGACCGTAAGCCTTAACCTTATCCAAACGGGCTTCTCCGCCGCCCGAACCTGTCTCGATCGGATAGCCAGTGCGGCCACCTGCCTTGCGAGCAGGCTTGAGGCCGTAGGCGTCTTTCTTTTCAAGACGAGCTTCGCCACCGCCCGCACCCGAATCAATCGGGTATCCCGTGCGACCGCCATGCTTACGAGGCATTGGCATGCCGCCCTGCGGAGGCATTGGAGGCATACCCTGTGGAGGCATACCGCCCTGTGGCATTGGTGGCTGTTGCTGCGGGATGCGAGGCGACACAGGAGCGTTTGGCATTGGCTGACCACCCATCATGCCTTGCGGCTGACCACCTTTGCCCGTGGCAATGATGATGTTGACGTTGGTTTTGCCTTTAGCTCGTCCACCTGATTTGCGTGGCAACGCATCTTCCTGCTCAGGTGTTAACCCATAGGATTGCTCACTTGTATCCATAGGGCGTTGTCCGGGACGTGGCGTTAAGTCAGAATTAATTCCCGCATCCATGCTGTCCCGCAAGCGTTGATTTTGTCTTTGAACAAAATCGCGTTCACGAGCTGCATAGCTTGACGGATCATTTTCCATACCGCTTGGATTTCCAAAAACAATAGCAGGTTCACCTGCTCCGCCTTGGCGAATACCGGGCATATAAGTGTTTTGCGGCCGTGGTGGTGGGGCCTGCCAAGTTGGGGATTGCGTAGGATCGTAACGACCTGCCCCTTGGTTAGCCTGTGCACGTTGCTGCGGGTCCATCATGGAAAGATCAGAAGCACCCGCGGCCATCGGCGAAGGTTTAGGAGCAGAACGACGTGAACCTGCACCATAGCCTGCGCCCGGCATACCGCCCATACGAGTAGGGGCATTACCTTGAGCTTCCATAGCGCGCGCACGATCTGCAGAATTCATTGCAGCGATTTGATCAGGCGTTGCCTTATCAAGGTTTTGCCAGCCGCTGAACAAATCATAATGCGCGCCCGACCAATAGTTAGGGTCGTCGTACATGCTGCTGCTTTCGCCGCCGCCCTTCTTAGCCTGACGTCCGCCTACATCGCCGGGGATTTTTGTCTTGCTGTCGCCCGAGAAGATGCCGCCGCCGCTATACTTGCCAGTACGGCCGCCCCAGCACATTTTGCAGGTGCAGTCGTCGTGATGCATAGCCTTGCCACCCTTGGCTTTGAAAGCCGTTGGCTTGATCATTGACTTGATCAACTGACGATCGGCCTTCTCATCGGGGTGGCTAATCTTGCCGCCCTTTTTAAGGCCGGGGCCGGGGTTTGTTTTTGGCTTTGGGCCAGTATAAACCTCTGGCTTATCCGCAGGCCGTGCCGTTGGGCGAGGAACCTTGGCATAGCTTGTGCCCATCGGTTCAACGGATGACATGTTATTAACCATCTGGCTTAGTTCATCAGCACCATAGTTGCGATCAGCATAATCAGCTTCAGCGCCACCGCGGGCTTTTTTATGGACCTTGCCACCCTTCTTCATCATGCCGGAAGCCTTACCCATCATTTGGTTTTGTTGGGAAACTGGGTTGTTACCCATCATCCCGCCGCCAAACTTGTGTGCGCGGCCGCCTTTTTTCATGCCAGCTTGTGACTTAGCTGTATCTGCATCACGAGAGGCCATGTATGCTTTTGCAGCATCCATAGAAAGGTCCATATTAGACTTATTTCCAATGCCCGATGGACTAAAATCTGCCCATTTACCAGCGGTGTCCCACGCATTGTCATACGCTTTATTAGATCGGGATTGTGCTGCACCGACCCGTTGAGCTTCAGTTTGGCCGCCATCTGCACGGTGTTTGGCCTTGCCGCCCTTCTTGAACCCACCGACGTGCTTTTCGCCTTCACGGGCTTCGTTAGCCGTGCGGACGTCGCGGTTGATCAGGCTATCAGGCGTTAGCTTATTGGTACGGCCGCCCGTCTTGCGAGGCATACGGCCGCCGTGCTTGTGGCTGTCTTTGCCTTCATGCTTGCCAACAACCTTGCCGCCCTTTTTATAAAGGCGCTTTACAAGGGGGCGAGCGCCCGTCTTGACGTCGGCTTCAAGTGCTTCAGGTGGCGTCCAAGTTGAGCTATCAACTTTGGTGTGTGGGTCGGCTTCTGTAAGGCGCTTGGCCTTTGACCGCCCACGGTCGTCTTTCTTGTATTCTTCCATAGTACGTACTCCAGAGTTACGAGCGGCGTCCCGCTATTGCTGCCAGAAGGTGGGGATCCAACGCGGGCAGCGGCGCGCTAATCTTGTCAAGCACATGCTCAACAATAGGAGAATGGGGCATTTGTTTATAATCTACCTTCTCTCTATCTATGGTCCCACCTTTTGCTTTTGTAATTTCTGGATCGTAACCCCATTCATTTAATGAATCTCCATTAGTAAAAACATCTTTTGCTTTTACCATTTTACTCAAAATTTTATATTTTCCACGAAGAACACCGTCTCCATGTAATTTTGCATATGCTCTAGAGGGCGTAACCCAATCTCCGGGATTAATAGCTGCGATTGAAGGCGCAGACTCATTTGGTTGCGTTCTTAATTTTTCACGCAAATCGTAAGCGTTATTATACCACTGACTACCATTAGTTGTTCCCGCATCATTAGGAAGCTTCTTTCTTCTTTGGTAAGCAGCCATATCAGATTCAAGTTTAGCAAGCTTTTCTTGAGATGATGGCTCATGTGGAACAGCACGGTAAACCCGAACAGGAGCTTCTGGTTTTCCTTTTAAACGCACTGTATGGCGATACGATTCTTGATCAATCGGATCAGTCGCGTCACCATAATAATGCAACCCTTTGGGGCTATATAAATCAGCAGGGTACACGCCCGTCGTATCATGCAATGGAGCGCCAACATCATCATTGCGACGAGGAGCTTGATGACCGCCACGATAATCTTCGGTTTCTCCACCACGGCCGTATCCTTCAACCTCGCCGCCCTGCTCGTATTTCCGTTTAATGCTGACCCTGTTGCGGTCAAAGATGACGTAGTTGTGGGTTAATTTAGGAGGTTCAATAGAATATTCTGGGTTTCTTGCATGAAATTCCTTTGCAGATTTTTCATTTGGAAACT